TGAAAAGGAATTTGAAAGATATGGTAATAGAACGATTTCTTCATTCTTAAGAATGGTAGGAGCGGAGATGCCTACAAACTCAGACCTTATCAAATGGGCTGAACAAGGTAGGTTACACACAAAATACACACAAGTAGGTTCAGGTGCATTAGTAAATGCAGACCAAGCTACATTTCAGGTAAACGATGCCTTAGACCCAGCAAATGCTGAGCAAGTAATCAGAGTAGGACAAACAGTTATGATTGTTCAAAACGATGGTTCAGGTTCTAACAAAGCAGTAGTAAGCGCCGTTAACAACGCCGCTGGTGGTGCAGGACAGTTCACAGCTGACTTTTACGAAGCAGGTGGATTAGTAACTGCAGGTACTGGAGTTGGTAACGCAGACGTTACAGTATTTATTTACGGTTCAGAATTTAAAAAAGGAACAGCAGGTATGGTAGGTTCACTAGAATCTAATGACTTCATCTTTGACAACAAGCCAATTATCATTAAAGATACTTACAATGTATCTGGTTCTGATATGGCTCAAATCGGATGGATTG